TCTGTGCTATATATTTCAACCCAGTCATACTGCGCAAATACTGAACTATCAACAACTTCCACACTTACTGATGTTCCTGCAGTCGTTGCAGCTGCGCTTGTAGTTTCTGAATCGCTTTCATCCATTAAAGCAAATAGATACTTTAATTTAACTGTCTGCTTTTTGTTGATAAAATTGCTTGTCTCTGCATCGCTGCTTAGTTCAATCTGTCCGCTTGATTTGTTGACAAAGACTTTATCAAGGCTTATGTCAGTATCATTTGTAATAAGTTTTCTTATTGCCAATACTGGATTCTTTCTTGAGAATATCCAGGGAAGGCCTGAACCATCAACAATATCTATCCTAGTTGTTGGTGTAAATTTTGTATTCATCCATCTTTCAACAGATTTTTCAACAATAGTAATCCAGCTAGTTATATAAGTATCAGATATAAGTGTACTTGGAGCTCCACTTGCTCGCCTAATATCATCAATCGTAATATATGTAATTCTTAATTACCTCCTTTTCCAAATATCTTTTCAATAAAGTAAAATGAAAAAGCACCTATTGAAGCAGCTATGCCTGTGATTGTTGCAATGACTCCTTTGAATTTTAATCTAAACTCAGTATTGCATTTAACTTCTGTATGGATTTCCCCAATAGATTTTTGTATCCCATCAATCTTATCAGTTATAGCCTTTTCCATATTCTTTATCCTTTCATTCAATACTGCGTTAGTTATTTGGCTCATTTAGGGTTTATTCCTCTTTTGATTCTTGATCTTCTTCAGATACTTCAACTGCATCATCTGATTCTTCAGCTTCGTTTCCTGATTCAAACAACTCATAAAGTTTCTGAGATACATCATTTCTGAAAGGGAGCTCTACATTGTCCTGGACTGCTTTTCCTAAGCTGTCTTTGTCAGGATAGACTTTCAATATATCTTCTACAGTCTTTGCACCGATTCCATCTATTGCTTTAAGTTCATCTGCGAAAGTTGTGCCTTCTTCTTCTGATTCTTCAGCTTCGTTTCCTGCTTCAGGTGTATCATCTACTTTGCCAGTTGGAGTAAATCCAAGATTAAGACCATAATTTTCTGCAATATCAACTGATTCTCCTGGTTTGATAGTTAACCATCTATAACCTTTTCTTTTTCCTTCGCCTTCTTCAATCCTTACTCTCTTTGATTCATTTGTGTTGTTTTTGAATTCCATTGTTTTTACCTCTTTAATATTCTTCTACATAAAAGTCAATTGTGAATGCTTTTGTATCTCCACCTTGTGCGATTACTGCTTTTAATCTGCTGAATATGCAATAATCTTCATAAGTGTTTCCTGTTGCTGTGAGTGCTCCGCCTGTGTTCAATGTTGCCAAAATCTTAGGATAAAGGACTGTGTCTGCGCCATTATTTGTAAGATTGCAAATAGTCTGGTCAACTATATCATCAGGAGAAGTTATAACTGTGTCTGCGCCTGCATCTAATGCAGCAATATTAAGAACTATGCACTTGATTTTTCCTCTAACAACTTTATCTCCTGTGACTGTTGCATCACCTGAAGCATCAGTTGTACCTTTTAATCTGAATCTTGATATTTTTGTTACTATTTTATTCACCTCGTTTATTGCCTGTTAAGTTTAGGGGTTAGGTTTAATCTAAATAATCTAATCAAAAAAATAAAAAATATTGTCTATCTATTCATAGACATATCTTGAGATTTTCTGTTTTACAAGATAAAGGTACTGTGAAGATGGCGTTGCATCTAAACATTGAACTCCCACATAAGGAATCAAGTCAATGTCATCAGTCATGGCAGCGCTCCTATAAACTTCTTTGTTATCTATGAAGTAATGCGCTTGTCTGTCAGCATCAATCTCTATCCTGAAATAGTAGATTGTGCTTGCAGAAACTGCTACTCCGCTATCTGAAGTAGTGTCTGTGCCACCTATACTATTGACTATTTCCCAGTTTGTATCTGCATCATCTGTGCTAAACCTAAAATATGCTTGGTCGTCGTCTGTTGCAACTGTAGGGTCACTTGTCAACTTCAAGCCTGCCCAAATCAAGATTCCAGTTGTTACGTCTGATGTCTTGATTACAGCTTCCCAGATAATCTGGTTCTCTGTTCCCCATAGAACATTAGTCCAACCAGTCTGAAGTGTGTCTAAATGAGGCAGAACAATAACCTGGTCATTGTCAGCACCATGAGTCTTTAACTCAAGTCCTCCAACAGTTGTTCCCCACACAACGTCTGCTTCTGCTGCATTTGTTCCAAGAATCTCAAAGTCCACATTGAAAGTAATTCCAACGCTGGCATTTAGCCCAGGTCTTTGATTAAAATTCTCTTCAAGAACATACCTATCAGCACCATCAACGCAAGGTTTATTCCTTACACAAATTTGGTCCCATTCATAAGGTCCAAGTGAAAAAGGTGGGCAAGCTGTTCCTTTTGGGGATATTAATCCTTGATTTCCCATCTTGTCACCTATAACCTACCCATTACATAGATTGTTCTTGCTTCGTTGTCTGTGCTTCCAGGAATTGTCAGAACTCCTGCAGTTGAGATAGCTGCCACTGGTAGCCATCCATCTGTTGCAGCTTGACAACTTGCTGCTACAATCTTTGATGCAGTTACAATACTTGATACATCGATAGTGTCTGCGTCATCTGCTGTTGCAGGTGTTGTTATTGTCCATACGTTAAAGCCAGCCAATGGTGCATCCATTACGACTGTGCAATCTGCTATATCTATTGCTGCCATTTTATCACCTCATGCGATATTATCAATAAAGCTGTTGAATGGTGTTGATCTCATTATCAAGCATTCGTAAATCTTCAACATGAATTTATTGCTGTCGTTGGTTTTTGCCAAATCTTCATATGTCATGTCCTGAAGAACACGCATTTCTATGAAGTCAGTATCTAGGAAGAATATCTGTTTTGCGCCGCTTGTATTGCTTAGATACATGCTAGGTAAAACTGGTATTGGTCCAACCATCGTGTCAAGGATAAGTTTAGATGGTATTCCAAACACAATCTCTCCACCTAAATCAGATGGTGACATCCTGAAATGGTCTATCATTATCTTCCTTAAATCACTTACTACTGAACTTGAAGCTATACCTAATTTAGGTCTTCCTCCATCATCAAAAGCATACTGGATTACTGTCTCAACATCATCCCATGTGATAGGTGCGCTGTTTAGATCCAGTTGGTTAGTTGTTCCCTGAAGTACAACAATTCCGCTGAACTGAGTAGCATCTGAACTTGTATCTCCGTTGATTATCAAGTTTTCTTCTAACTCTTTCATTGCCCTTGCTTTCATAAGAACTTCTACCTGCTTTGCGTTAGGTGCTGCGCTTGGTCCAAATGTTGAACCTGCTGTATTCCCTGCACCGCTTGGCTGGAATCCTTCAAGGATGTAACTTGGCATTGCAGCTTGGCTTGGTCCAGTAACTCTTCCTACTGAATACAAGAACTTGATTGCTACGCTTTGCCTGTCGTATGTGTCGTTAGATTCTGATAATGCTGAATCTTCTGCTGCTGTAACTGCCCCACCTTTTGCAGTGATTATGTTGTAATCAGCAGTCATACCCATGTTTGTAACTCTTGGAATCAATTCAACAAGAGGAGTATATTTCCTACTTTGGTCAACGATTCTCTGGTCCACATATACTGGAATCAGTGCATATCCTGCTGTTCCTGCTCCGCCTGTATTGCTAGATAAAGATTTCATACCTTTAACCATTGCGCTCTCAAGTAATGGTCTCATATCAGTTGAAGCTCTTATTCCATCGAAATAACAAGACTTATCTTGTAGTGGTCCGAAAGAATGTTGATATACACCAACTTGATTGTATCCATGTCCTGCGAGATGCTTCATTTCAGCTTCCATGCCTTTAGTTCCTATCTCAAATTCTCTTCCTTGTATTGTGCATTTTCTTTGCATTGTATTTCACCCCTAAATCATATCAAGAGCGCCTATGCCCTTTATTTCTAAATCTGCATCGTTGTTTTCGCCTTTATTTTCAGCACCAATTGCTTTATGCCTAGCTTTTTCAACAACATCTTTCAATTCTTTGATTTCTTTGTCTTTCTTCTCAGCATTATCTTTGAGTGCTTTCAGTTCAGATTTAACTTCAAGCATAGCTGTTTCTTCCGCAGATTTCTCTTCTGGCTTTTTGCCCTCTTCTGCATTATCTTCAGTATCATCTTTCTCTTCTGTTTCTTTGACTTTTGCTTTCAAGTCTGTTATTTCTGTATCCTTAGATTTCATCTCTTCTTTGAGAGTATCAATCTGGTCTTTCAATTCTTTGATTTCTTGCATATTCTCACCATCCTTGTTTTTTGAATTTATGTATTCTAAACTCTTAGCCATCACAGCTGTCATTTTTGCACTTTGATTTATTGGATTACCTGTAAGTGCAACATTCATCAAATTAACTCTATCTAAAAGTCTTACATCTTTGCCATCAACTGAACTGCTTGCAGTCTTGGTGGGGATGTAAGCGATAGAAAACGCATCATAATATCCTGCTTCTATATTGCTCCAGATGTCTTTAAATGTCATAGTGACGTTTCCTTTCTCATCAAATTTCTTCCAAGTAGGATTAAGCTGCCATTTGACCTTTACTCCTTTTTCATCTCTGGTTCTGTCACATGCTTTGCCTAATGGCATCCTGGTTTTATTTATCTCTGCCTCAGTCTGACTTTTTCCTCTGAACGCTTCATGTTCAAAGTCAAGCTTAATAACTCTGTCATTGAACTGTTCAGTCATGTCATCCATGCAGCCTTTTGTAACAATGTCACCAACTAAATCTAAATCTCCTGTTGCAACATGTCCTTCAACAAAGTAATTCTTACCTGATTTAGTTTCAGAAGTAGAATAATTCAACTTATCCGAATAGAAAACAAACACTTTACTATTAGATTTATTGCTCATGGTTTACATTTTAAACCTTGAAGTATATAAATATGGTTATGCTCAAGCAAAAATAAAGGATTATTCTTTATCTTCAATCATTACGTACAGAACGTCGCTCCTGCACTTAATATGAAAGGGATTTGTAAGCCATTCTTCACCCTCATATTTAAATTTAGATTCTAAAGG